ACCGCCGGGCATAGGCAGATAGATTGTCGTAAATCTATTGCCTCCAGCCTTGTCTTCCTGTACTGTAAACGCGATCTGAGGATATGCTATAGGACCTTCCAGCTCTAGAAGATCTGATGGAAAAACGACGTACGGATTACCTAGCAATGATTGTGACATAAATATGTTCATAACTATTTATATGGCCTATCCTGTCGTGCCAAGAGAAGCTAAATGAGCAATCACTTCTACAGTGGAAGATATATTCCACGGAATCCTTCAAAATATGAAGGAGATCCGAGTAATATAATACATCGAAGCCTATGGGAGAGAGTTACGTTTAAATGGTGTGATACAAATACTGAAGTTGTTAAGTGGTGTTCCGAGGAGACTATCATTCCCTACAAGTGCAAGACCGATGGAAAGATGCATCGATATTTCGTCGATCTGAAGCTTCAGATGGCCAACGGGAATACCTACCTGATCGAGATTAAGCCTAAGTCTCAAACTATACCACCGATTCAACCTAGGCGTAAGACTCGTAAGTACATAATCGAGGTAATGAATTATGCTAAGAATATATCTAAGTGGGAAGCCGCCGATGAGTACGCCAAGACTCAAGGATGGATTTTTCAAGTCTGGACAGAATTTTCATTGAAAAATTTAGGTATTCGAATACTAACGGCATAAATAAGAATTATGCCAGACAATGACACTAGTGGATTGATTGATACTCTTAAAGCGCAAATCGCCAAGAGAAAAGGCTTAGCTAAGCCTACGCAGTTTCTAGTTGAATTCTCTTTACCTGCAGGTGTGGCTGATCCTAGGGATATGCAGGATCTATCTATCATGTGCCAGAGCGCATCGCTACCCACGCGTGCGATCGACGTGACCGATTATGCTGGTGCTCAGCGTCACTCTTTTGCAATTCCGAATGGATATTCATATGATGAAGTTACGTGCAAATTCCTGCTTGGCAATGACTATTTTCCGAAAAATATATTCGATAGATGGATCGATCGGTCAATAGATAGTAAATCATACCGTTTGCTATATCGCAATGAGTATTCTTCAACGATCACGATCTATCAACTCGATGGGTCTGGAGATATAATCTATGGAGTCAGGCTTAATCACGCCTTTCCTACGAAGATAGGTGATCTGGAATTGGATGGCAGTACTATCAATACGGTTCATATGCTCAGTGTTACATTTAAATATTACGATTATAGTATCGTCGACTTGGCGAAGCAAGGCCTATAAGTAAAGACTGCTTAGCTAACTACTATTCAATAATAACTTTCGGAACAAAACAACTAAAAAACAACTGAAATTCACTATGTTACTACCTACGCTTGAAACACCTAAATATACGATTACAATTCCGTCGAGCAGGAAATCGATTGAAATTCGTCCTTATCTAGTCAAAGAGGAAAAGATCCTCATGATTGCGATTGAATCGGCTGACGAGAAGCAAATGATCGCGGCCATCAAGGATATCATTCGCGCTTGCACATTTGAAAAAGTCAATCCAGATGATCTCACAACCGTTGATCTTGAATATATCTTTCTCAAACTCCGTTGTAAGTCCGTCGGTGAGATCTCGACGGTTACGTTGAAGTGCCAGGATACCGAATGTACCGGATCGATAAATGCCTCGATCGATCTCGATTCTATTGAACCCAAGTCTTCTGGAGCCCATGTTAGTAATAATATTCAGCTGACCGATAAAGTTGGCATGACTTTGCGTCCTATGTCTGTGCGAACTCTAGGCCGCTTGAATATTGAAAGTAAATCGAAAGGTGATCAGGTTACGGCAATGATCATAGCGTCGATGGAATCGATCTTCGATGAAAATGGTGTATATCGCGTGGAAGATCATACGGTCGATGAACTCTCTACATTTATCGATTCACTCTCGACTCCACACCTCCATAAGATTCAGGCTTACATCGAATCTCTTCCGCGCTTAACTAAAGATTTGGAATATACTTGTCCTAAGTGCAAGGTTAAGCATAAGATCACTCTATCTGGATTGCAAAGTTTTTTCGTATAGGCCTCTCCCATGATACGCTCGTCAATCACTACACGGTAAATTTTGAGATGGCGCAGCGGCATGGATACAGCCTCACGGAACTCAATGAGATGCTGCCATGGGAGAGGGAAATATATGTCGCTCTCTTGATGGATTACATCAAAAAAGAAAATTCGAGGCAGAAGAAAGAAGCTGACGCCATAAATAGTAAGTACAAATAAACTAAAATGGCTGACACTACACTTAAAGAAGTTACACAAGCCCTGGCAGCTGCTGCAAAGGAGCTCAAGGGTGTAGAGGGTGTTACAGAGCTGCAGGGGCTAACACGAGCTCTAAGTGATTATGCTGAAATCGATTGGTCCAAATTTGGAAAAGGTGCGAATAAAGGTTTAGATACCTTTGCAGGATTAGGAGGCGCGTTTAAGAAGGTTGCAACATCTCTAAAGGCTTTTGAAAATGTTAGAAAGAACAGTACGGAAGTCTTTAAAGATTTATCTAAAGGACTTTCTCTTTTCTCTGAGATTGATTGGGATGGTGTCAAAGATGGATTGATATCGATAAAATATCTTAAAGATACATTTACCAAAGCTGAAGACGGCTTCATAGCCCTTGCTGCAGCAGTTAAGGTATTGAAGGATTCGAGTGCAGACTTCGAAGCATTTACTCTATTATCCGAATCCCTTAAAACTTTCTCTGACATTGATTGGGACGGTGTCGAAGATGGATTGATATCGATAAAATATCTTAAAGATACATTTACCAAAGCTGAAGACGGCTTCATAGCCCTTGCTGCAGCAGTTAAGGTATTGAATGATTCGAGTGACAACTTTGCAGCATTTACTCAATTATCCGAATCCCTTAAAACTTTCTCCGACATTGATTGGGACGGTGTCGAAGATGGATTGATATCGATTGAAGATCTTAAAGATACATTTACCAAAGCTGAAGACGGCTTCATAGCCTTTGCCGATTCAGTGGCATTGCTATATGATTCGAGTGACAACTTTGCAGCATTTACTCAATTATCCGAATCCCTTAAAACTTTCTCTGACATTGATTGGGATGGTGTCGAAGATGGATTGATATCGATAAAATATCTTAAAGATACATTTAAAGACGCTAAAGCCGGCTTCAAAGCCTTTGCTGCAGCAGTTAAGGTATTGAAGGATTCGAGTGCAGACTTCGAAGCATTTACTCTATTATCCAGTTCCCTTAAAACTTTCTCTGAGATTGATTGGGGTAAAGTAATATGGGGATTCACGATGATGGCAACATTGCCTAAGCTCATCAATGTTGCAGCTGCCGGCTTCAAAGCCTTTGCCGTCGCGGTCAAAGGATTAAAGAATTCGAGTAAAGACTTCGAAGCATTTACTCTATTATCCAGTTCCCTTAAAACTTTCTCTGAAATAGCCTGGGGTAAAGTAATATTGGGATTCATGATGATGGCAATATTGCCTAAGCTCATCAATGTTGCAGCTGCCGGCTTCAAAGCCTTTGCCGTCGCGGTCAAAGGATTAAAGAATTCGAGTAAAGACTTCGAAGGTTTCAAAGCTCTAAGCGAAGCGCTAAAAACCTTTGGTGATATAAAGTGGGGAAAAGTCTTATTCGGTCTGGTTGCTTTGAAGATGATATCTCCTCTCTTTAAAGTATTTGGCAAGGCTGTTAATGAACTAGGAAAGAGTATCGGCTCTAAGGAAGCTAAGCAGACGATTCAATCATTTGTACAATTTACCAACGCCCTTAAGACGTTTGGTGAGATTCGTTGGGGCATGGTATTCATTGGCACAGTTATCCTAAGGCTTTTTGCCGGTGCATTGAAAGTATTTGCTTCTGCGCAGGGGGCGATGAATGTAAGCATGAAGATGCTCAAAGTATTTGTTAAAGGCCTTAGTGCGGCTCTTACTCAACTCGGCGCGGCGGCGATGAATCCTCTCTTTTGGACAGGCATGGCCGCGCTCGGCGCATTCGCCTTGATTCTAATTGGATTCGGCATTGCATGTACCCTCGCCGGTGTAGGTGTATTATTGATCGCTATAGCATTCGAGCGCTTCATGAAAGCAGCCTTTGAGGGTATAGGTATGATGCTAGGATTAGCCGATCGCGCAGCTGATCTTGCTAAAGTGGGAATTGCTTTCATGATATTAGGATATGGGTTGGGGTTTTTTGCCGTAGCTGGACTGGCAGCCATTCCTGCGATGATCGCGCTCACCCTATTCGTTTCAGTTCTATCCTTATTAAGTGGAGGGTTCGCTATATTCGGTAAAGCCGTAGATCTGGTCGCTAGAGGATTTGAGCGCTTTGTAAAAGCGGCCTTTGATGGCATCGATAAGATGATAGAACTAGGCAAATCGGCTCCCGGTCTTCTAAAAACTGCACTTGCGATCGCGCTGGTATCGGCAGCCTTGATTGCTTTCTCTGCAGCTGGAGTAGCAGCTGCAGCTGGAGGCCTAGTTTCTGGAGTCTTGGAGAAAATTACTCCTGGCATGAGTAACTTGGAAAAAATCCTGGCCCTCGCATCTGCGTCTGACGGGCTCGATAAAACGGCAACAGCTCTAGAACGTATCAATGCCGCATTAAATGCAATGCCTTCGAAAGACGGTATCGATCTGAGTGTCGCAGGATCTGAAGGTGCTCAGAACGCTTCAGATGCAAGAACAGCTGCCTCTGGAGGCGGTCAGAACGCCGCCGGCGGCAATAGCAAAAAGACTATCAATAATAAAGTTTCTACCGTTGTCTTCAATAATAGCTGGATGCCAGATCGATCTTCGGCTTTAATCTTAGCCCACGCCTTTTAATAAGAGGACAAAAAAATCCCCTCGGGTACATGTACCTAAGGGGATTGTGTGCTGCGAACTAAGTCAATTAGGAATTAGCGAGTTTGGCAAAGTAGCTCAGATCCTTTCCACCTGCATCTTCATCAATCGATTTTTTCTCCGCGGCTTCTGCTCGAGGTGGAGAAGAATGAACCGGTTCGCTTTCAGCTGGTTCACTTTCAGTTGATTCACTTTCGACCCTTTCGAAGTCGATTTGGACGCCCAGAACATCTACAAGCTTTTTGTGAAGCTCAGTAAATGTCTTATAGTTCGCCGGATCTAAGAGGCTCTTAAGAGGGTACAGCTGTTTGTAGATGACTTCCAGAACTTTGTCATCGCCTTTCTTATGAGGACTCGGCGCTTCGAATTCAGATTTATCGTAATTGCGATATCCTTCAACCTGCCGAATTTTCAATTTGAAGTTCGCACCACCCCAGAAATCGAAAGGATTGATGGGACTTTCACCGGGAAATTGAGGATGCATCAGATCATCAATTTTATCCCAGATCTTCTTTCCAAATTTGAACTTGAACACCTTGCCTTCATTGGCCGGATTGCTCGAATCGGAAATGACTTCAATGTTTGAAACATAATGAAGCCGGCGTTTTTGATTTCGAGCCTGTTTTCGCTGAGGCGAATTATCATCGGCCGTTTCATTCCACAACATAGAATTGTATTCGGAAACAGGATCGCTGAGACCAATCGAAGTCAGAGAATTCTCAATGTACCAACGGCCACTCGGTCCCTTGAAACCATGATCCCAGAAACGAATCCACGGAACATCTTCTCCTTCACAGGCCGGAAGGAATCGAATGACGGCATATCCATTACCGGCCTTGTCAACCGTTGGAGTCCAATACGTTTCGTCTGTTTCGTATTTGACCGAAAGTTTATCGGCTGCCGAGATGAGTTTATGCATTGCCTCCGTGCGGTTTGTTTTTAATGTATTAAATGACATATGTCAATGTATTTTATGTATGTTATGTTTTTTGTTTTTTGTTTTTGCCGAACATCTATTCGGCGCCAACATTATCTATATTACTCTGTTTTATTCCGAAGTAAACACTTTTATTACAATGCTCTTCATTGCAACTTTATCAATTTTAGTTTCCAAAATCCTAGCATAGGCTCGAACACATGTTGAATGTTCCTCCCACATTAAAAGTGGATCTATAACTTTATTCATTTCCCTTGAAAGAAATCCAGTCAGGCATTCAACAATTCCGATTGCATGTATGCTGGTTTTTCCGGATGCATATGATTGAAGAAGTCTGGGAGGTTTACCATCTAACTTTAGATTCAAGAGAAGCCCATCGAAAGTTTCTCCATCCTCGGCCAGTTTTTTTAGCTCTTGCTCGAAACGATAGTCCATGGATTCATGCCAAGCTTTAAGATCCGTGAACGGTTCTTCATTCATTGAACCAATCCACTTATTGCCATGAATCAGATTCGAAGTGCAATACCACACGCATTCATGAAAATCAGAATGCTTGCGCGCTAACTTTTCGAAGAAGTATCGATCTTTTCGAGCCTCGAATGCCTGAGGCGTAAGACTCCTCATCGAGAATCGATATTTCAGTGCATCAAGACGACCTTCGAAGTGAAGCTTAATCGACGTAGCGATATTCCATGCCACATGGGGAGTGACCTTTTCAGGAATGGGTGGCACGGTTCAGAGCCTTTCGATCCCGCGCGCGCTGCTTCTTTAGTGCCGTTCTCGAGACACCTCGATTTTCTGGAGCTTCATAGGGAATGGAATTCCTGTTCGAGTCAGTTATATTTTCACGCACCTTTGCGAAACGCGAGATGATAGGGCGTGGATTGTTGTTGACCTTGATGTTATATTTTTCCGTCAATTCAAGCATCTTAATCTTATCCTTGGCAGAAGGCTTCACTCCGGTGTTGATATATTTTTCAATGTAAGATTGAATCAAAGCGCGATCGGCAGGATCGACATCTGATTGCGCCGCAACTTCTGCTGCTGTTTTTTTATGTGTTTTCATGATATGTTATGTTAGACGAGAATTCCTCGAGTTGATTGTTTTTTGCCACGAACAGAGTTGAGTTTAATCGATTCTCTTTCGATCTTATCCTTAAGCGGAGAACCGATAATTATTTTCGCCATGTCGGTAGGATCGATGCCGTATTCTTCGCATATGTATACGACAGCTTCAGCATATCGTATATTCTCTCTTCGTACAAGAATCTCAGTTTTTTCAGCAAGGGTTTGTTTGTTTAAAAATGTACGTAATATCATAATTTAATAAGCTTCGTCATTGGTTCATGCTATCTGTTTTCATTCCATCAATCATACCATGAAAATGTTGAATGTACATAAAATAGATTGGAAGCTTTACGATAACCTAGCAGTATCTTTCCCCTGCGAACAGATCTCTCTTTAATCAATGATCTATGATAGCTTTCAAAATTCATTTATTTTTTATCGATTCAATCTAATTTCGAGGTGATGTAAGGTGGAAGACTTCAGAATTATCTATACAAAAATAGAGCTCAAATTGATGTACATCGTAAAATAGTCGATGTAATAATTACGATGCCATGAAGCCAGATGAGTCGGGCGTGGGGCGCAAGGAATCAATTGACGAGTGTTTCGACGCCTCAGGATGTTTCCTTAAATAATTTTTAAGCGCGGCTTTCAGAGCCTCCTCGGCAAGAACGGAGCAATGGATTTTCACGGGCGGCAGACCACCGAGCGCATCCACAACTTCTTGGTTCGAGAAGTTCATCGCCTCGTCAATGCTACGGCCCTTGATAAGTTCAGTCGCCATGCTGGAACTGGCGATGGCCGAGCCGCAACCGAAGGTCTTGAAGCGAGCGTCCTCGATGATGCCATCCTTGATCTTGAGGCTTATCTTCATGATGTCGCC